CCACGGGTCCAAGCGGCACCGCCATGCCACCTACAAAGCCACCAGCCGTACCGACCCCAGATGCGTAAGGGTTGCGCCTAGCTAGAGCGTCCTCGTAATCCTTTTGCTCTTTATAAACTTCAGCGTAAGGGCGTTTTTCTTTTTTTGCCGTGTACGCTGCCGCGACGTGCGACGGAATGTTCAAAAGTGCGGTGTTGGCTGCGCTATATGCACCAGCTTTGAAACCCTCTGGCACAATTCCTTCAGCAGCCTTTATCTTGGCTTCGTCCGCTACAGCTTGACTTTGACCATACGTAGATGGAGCTTCGCGCCCGGTTCTTACCGGAACGCCAATCCCCAAATCGGCGTCCGAAAGAAGTTCTGTTTTGCTAATCCCGAGATCGGCGTCAGACAGAAAACCGTCGCTCATTGTGTTACCCTCTGCCAACCAGTTCCCATCCAACGAGCGGGACCACCGGGGGTCATGTAGACCTTACCGGATTCGCGCTGGTCTTGCTGGGGTATAGCTTGAACCTCCGGCACTGCACGCTGTTCAGTCGGAGAAGCCTCTCCCGCAAGGCGCGGAGTAAACTTGTACGTGGCTTTTAGGCTGTCAATCTGAGGATCGGTTGATCCTTTAGCGAGCGGAATCTCAGTGTAAGCCTTTTTAATGCTGTCATGGAGCTTGCCCTTGTTCTTGTCTTGATAGTCGAAGATGAACTCTTCAGGCGGCATACCGCGTCCTTGCTTGATATAGGCTCTATCTCGGCCATGGTAGTAATCCATTTCGCCGAGCGTTTTACCGATCAGAGCATAAGCCGCTCCAGAGGCCATCTTTGGCGTGGGGACGGTTTGGGCGCTAAACTCAACAGCCGCTTTTGGAGAACGTGTCAGATCATTCTCGCCAACAATTCCGAACGCTTGAGTTAGAGCAATTTTCATTGCCTCATCATAAGCGGCGGGATTGAACGACTCCGGCAGCGGAACGCCAAATTCCTTTGCCCATGCACCAATCTTGGCTTTAATTTCGGCAGGGGCTCCGGGTTCAAATTTGCTGTAAACGTCCGCAAGTCTAACCAAAGACTCTCTTACCGTTCCATATTTATCTGCCCTCTTCCCGGCAGCTTTCAGGTACTCGTCAGCGCGCTGCGTGCCCGCTTTCTGAATTTCCTGATTGGTCTTGTACTGAAGCTCAACAGCATCGTTAATGTTTCGGTCAAGAATTTCACGAGACTGCTTTGCAAGGTTGAAGTACCTTCCAGCTTCAGCCTCATTGCCCTGCTCTTGTGCCGCATTCATGGCCCTTTCGTATTTTTTAATTTCAGCACGCTGTTTAGCCGGGTCACGTTCACCAATAAGTGCAAAATCTTTCGGATTTTGTTCTGCGTAGGTCTTCAGGTCGCCAAGCGACATTGCGTACTTGTTGACGATAGGAGCAGGTTCACCCGGCGTTGCAGGTTCGCCAGCAACAGTAGGTTTGGCACCTTCTGCCGTCTCAGCAGCAGGCTTTGGCAAGGCCGCTTCTGCGCCAATGGCACCAATAGCTTTTGGGGCTTGCGTCCCAGCCGCAGGCTCAAGACCTAATGCAGCACGAGGCACACCAAGGGCTTCTGACATTTTACCAACAGCATCATTGAACTTCTCCGGCGTTAGCCTTTGACCTGTGTTTTTGTTGAAATACTGGGTTTCCCCAGTGTCAGGATTTGTCCTAATTACAAAGCGGTCTTTCACAATGTCGAGAACGCCCTTTGCCAGTTCAGCCTGTTGCTTTTGCTGCGACTGATAGCCAGCAACGCCGCCAACAATGCCTTCACCGAGAGCCCCGCCAAGTGTAGGGTTGCGAGAAGCCAGCGCGCTGCCAATAAATGACAGAGCCGGAACCCAAAACTTCTCAGACGTTACCGTTCCTTGCGGCAAGAACTCACGGGCAATGTCTCCAACACCGGCTTCGCGTGCCGGGGTGCCGCCATATGTGCCCTTTGTCGAAGGCCGCCCTTCAACACCACCCTGCGGAATTAGACCCGGCGGACGCGGAGGAGCTTGATCTGGGGTATTGCCCGGATCGACGCCAAGAAGCCTCGCAGCCTTGGCTCTATGATCGCCCATACCGGCAACTTTATCCGCGACCGTACCGGGGGCCCCACCGGCCTGCTCATCGGACGCATTATATCGGCCAACGCTACCAGCATTAATGGCAGAATAAATGTCTTTGAGCCCCATGCCGGGCTTTACGCCACGATCAACAAGATACCGGCCTACAGCATCCATCTGTTGCTCGGGAGTTGAATCTTGAGTCACGCCGTACTGTTTCCGCTGCGGCTCACCCCATTGGATCAAGCCGCGATGCTCACCCCACTTCGTAGTTGGGCCACGCTTCCAAGGATCAAAGGTGCCAGCGGTTTCGTAAGAAATGGCAGTACCAAGATCAACGGGTCTAACGCCAATTTTTTCTGCTGTTCTAATAATTAACGGAGCAAGTGGGTTTTCTTGGCGCTCAACGCTTGGCGCACGAACTTCTGGCGTGCTAACAGGCATAGCTGTTTCTTGGTATCCAACTGCGGGGCGGTCTTCCTCGCCGGGGACGCCGCCTTCAGCGTAGCCGTTACGAGGCACAAGGCCACCGTAAGCGAACGGCGAGGCATCTTCCGTGGCGCGGTCATAGTCAAGTGTCAGGTACCCATCGCGCTCACCAACAGCATCCGGCTTATTTTCACGCACTTCTTGAGCCATCATGCCAAGCTGTGTGCGTCCATCGCCCATGTCATAACGATAGATATTTTGGCCGTCGAAGGTTCTGCCAACCGGCTCAATGTTGTCTTTGAGACGGGCATCTGAGAACGGCAAGAACGCAGCCAAGGACGCTATTGTCGAGCCAATAGATGCAATGTCCTTAAGATCGCTCAATCCGCTCTTGGGAGCCCCCGGCATCTGGCCGGGCTTTATCAATTCAGGAGCTTTTTGCTCTTCCTGACTATCGAGGACATCTTGAATAGGATCGTCTTTTGTCTCGTATGGGTTCACCGAACCCTGCAAGGCATAACCTTCACGGGGGACAAGACCACCATAGGAAAATTTGAAACCTGAAGAAAGAAACTCTTTACCGCGAGTAAATAGGTTGTCGTCAGACGAGAAACTTCCTTTGGAGCCGAAGAGGCCAGCGCCGCCCTCGGGGTCATCTCTAGTCGCTGCGCTGCCAACGAGAGCGCCCTTACCCATCTTGGCAAGGTTAGCAATCTGAGCGCCAGTGTTCGCTGCCTCAGAAAGACCAGAAGCACGTTGCGCGGGAGCATTGCCAGCGGTGACAAGTTTTCCTACCGGCAATTTAGCTTCCGGTATTATGCCGCCAGCCTTGCCGAAGGGTGTGCCCTGCGACGCACCACCGTAGGCCGGTCCACCAAACGAGCCAAAAGACTGGTTTTGCGAAGCAAGAATCTCTTTCAAGTAGTCGCTATCTACAAGACCGCCGCTAGCATAAGCGCCCGGCTCCATGACAGCGCCACCCATTGACGCCGCAGCGCCAAGGCCAGCCGCCTCATCAGTGGCACGACCGTAATCAACGGTCTTATAGCCCTCAGACTCGCCAACAGCTTCCGGCTTGTTGCCTTCAACTTCCTGCGCGATAAGACCGATCTGTGTGCGACCATCGCCCATGTCGTAGCGGTAGACCGTCTGGCCGTCGAACAACTCACCAATCGGCTCAATGTTATTCTTGAGGCGCTCGTCAGAGAAGAATCCAGCGGGCTGTGTTGTGGTGGTGGTGGAACCAGAAAGAGCGCCAGTGCCCATCGCAATGTTGGCGAGGAACTGAGCCATCTGGAAGTCGTATCCACGCTCCTGAAGGAACTGTTGGTAATTGGCAGTGGCTTCAGCCTGTTTGGTTTGCTGCTCAAGCGTGCCAGCACCAATCTGAGCCTGCGCACCCTGAAGTGCAGCCTGTTGCGCTCCAGCACCAAGCCCAGCCAAGGACTGTGCGGTTTGAGCGCCCATGCCATAAAGCTCTTTACCAAGGCCAGCTTGTGCTTGTGCGGCACCAAGACCCATTCCGTACTGCTGCTGACCAAGCGCTCCGGCTATCTGAGCCCTCTGTGCGCCTTGCCCAAACAACGACTGACCAAGGTTGCCGTATTGTTGAGCGGCAGCAAGATTTTGCCCAAACGCCTGCTGACCAAGACCGGCAGCGGCCTGTGTACCAAACTGCTGGGCAGCACGGTTTGCTTGGTCGGCTGCGAGCTTCTGCGCTTGCTGCTGCTGTGCTACACCTAGAGCTTGACCGTAGCCGCTCTGAAGCAAGTTTGACAGCGTGGCTTGATTCGCCATGCTCTGCTGGCGTGCCAAATTAGCCTGTGACAGACCCGAACGCTCACCGCCGAACGATCCAGAACCAACCTGCTGTGACTGAAGAGCCGCGCGCTGTTGTGCGGCTTCTTGCGCCTGAAGTGCCTGTTGCGCCTCAATCACGTTTTTCGTGTATGGGGACATATACCGCTCGATCTGCTCTTGACCGAGTTCTCCGGCATCAACGCCGCGAGCGCCGCCCCTCAAATAGTTTCCTGCCGAATCCATGTACGGTTCAGCAGCAGTTAAGCCCCGGCCAGTCAGTGCCGCAGATTCCCCCATCATAGGAGTCGCCGCAGACTGCCCCCTTGAAAGAGCCTGCAACGCCCCCTGAGTCGTGTTCTGCCCCTGATCTTGAGCAGCGCTTATGTCACCATATGCTCGGTTATAAATGGGTGCTGCTGTTCTTTGCGCGCCAAGAAGCTGCTGGGTAGCATCTTGATAATAAGGTTGAGCCGATCCAGCAGCGGCATTTGTGGCACTTATGCCGGACTGCTGAGTCTGCGTCAGGGGAGCGACAAATTGCCCTGTGTATTTTTGAAATGGCTGTTCTGCCGCTTTTTCTGCTCTGGCATTAACCGCATTATATCGGGCCATCACCTCTTCGGGGATTTTTACCGATTGCGTCGTAGTTGCGGTTTTGCCACCCATTATATTTACTCCGCAGCAGCGCTAAACCCGCCAGTGCGGGCATTGTAAAGGAAGAACGCACCACTTGGCTTGCCAAATTGCCGTTCGTACATGCGAACCTTCGCCTCAGTTCTATGATTAGAAAGTACACCAATAATCAAAGGCATATCTAACGAATCAGCGACCTGCTTCGAAAAATCGCACAACCGTCGTGCCCTTCCCCCTTTGGCGCTCCGATAGTCCGGGTGAATGAAGATAGCTTTCTCTTCAAGCACTTCTTGATCAGAATACCACATCTGCCCAACTCTAAGAAGCACCGCCCCTTCAGCTTTTTCGTTGGGGTTGCCAATAATGCCAACTAAACCCTTTTCTAGGTTCAGCGCAGGCCAAATTTCGCCCAGAAGTCTACGAGGATTTGGATCGACAAACCCGTTTTCCATAGACGCCGACATGGCTATCTCCATTACGGCATCTACGTCTTCCGGCGTTCCAACTCGCACACCATTTTCATTTGACATAGATTAGTCCTTAGCGGGGCCGGGAAGTTTTTTAAGCGTCTGGACTGTCTTAGCCCTAAACTTCTTTACGAACGAATCAAGAATCTTGTGCCCCTCATCCAAGCTTCCGTCTCCGTGCCGCATTACATCTTCGGGGTGGATCACATACTCACCACCCGCCGCTACAATAGGAACTAAAGCACCAGTCTCTCCCCCTCTCGCCCGGCCCATTGGCATACCTTGGGTCGGACCAAATAACTGATTAGCCACACGGAAACCGGCCATCGTGTTTCCTTCGCCCATAGCCGATATGATGTCAGCCGGGATGACATAAGAGCCAGAATGTACGTGCATGGGTAGGTGGTCAGTTCTACCTGCCACGGGGCTATGGATCGGACCCGTATGAACCTTGGTCGTCTCCCCGCCATAAATAGGCTTTGTCATGAAATTAGGAGCATGTCCCCCAAACGCCCTTTTGGCACGGGCTTCCTTTGCAACACTTAGTGCTATAGCAACAGCCTGTTTTTGAGGGCGACCAGAATGGACCAGCTCCGAGATATTGGAGCTTACAGTCTTTTGTGACGTGCCCTTCTTCAGCGGCATAGCTTACCCCAGTGTATAGGTTACGTTGAGTGCCTGCCCGGTTCCGGGGGAGATAACAATTCCGTCAGTAAATAGGACGCCACACTGGAATACACCAATAGTAAGCGGAATTGCCAATAATCTGGAGGCGTCTGTTTTAAGCGAAGCAATATCAGCGGTGGCATTGTAGATAAAGCCACTTACTGTCCCCGGAACGACTACAGATATATTTGAGATTTTGCCGCGCCCTGTGATTACCAGCGTACTAGCAGTCACCGTAGACGAGGTTATGGTCCCAACCTCAATTTTGAAGTTGTTGGTCAAAGAGTTGATCGCAACGACGCCGTTCTTTTGCGTGGTTAAGATGTCGTCTAAGCTGGCGATGGTAGCCTCCTATTGACTAATGTCATCAAAACTTACCCTTTCCATCAGCTTCAGATCGTGGTAAGTTTTCTTTATGATAGAACCTGAACAGATTCATCTCTTGCTGCAATATAACCCGCAAACCGGCCATTTGATATGGAAGGTTGACGCCGGACGTAGGAGAAAAGCGGGTCAACTTGCTGGGTGCAAAACTCGCGAAAATAGAATTTTGATTGGGATAAACGGTCGACTGTACAAGGCCCATAGAATTATATGGGCAATGCAAACGGGAGAGTGGCCGAACCAACAAATAGACCATATCAATGAAGACCCGTCTGATAACAGATGGGAAAACCTTAGACTTGCCACGAAATCTCAAAATATGCGGAACATTACCCGCATAAAGTCGAACACTTCTGGATACAAGGGGGTTTCTTGGCACAATGACGCGCAAAAGTGGCGCGCATCCATCAAAGTGGACGGGTCTAGCTATCATCTTGGATTGTTTAAGTCCAAAGATGACGCCGCTGAAGCCTATAAAGCTGCTGCCCAAAAACTGCATGGTGTTTTTGCCAAGCATTAGAAGCGTCCATCCGGTTGCCAGCGATAACGCATGTTTCCAATACGCCAAAACGTATTTATGTCATCGCTTTCAATTCTTATCGAAACAAGCCTGCCGCGAAGCCGTGGGGTTACATACTGAACCGACTGGGTAAGTGTGAACGGCCCGTATTCGATAGGAGTATCCCCTGCGTAATCGGTGACATAGAAAGTCAAAAGCAAACTAGCGCCTTGGTCTTGGCTGCCATAAAAGCCCCATTTAGCATCCGGCCACCACTGGTCAATAAACGTCAGCAAGTCACCGTCCTGAAGCTGGAAATAACCCGTTTGAAAATACGAGTTCATGGCAACAGCTTCGCCAGACGAGTTCACGGCATTTGTCGATGTTTCATGCTGGAGTATGAAATAGTTTTCGCTTCCCGGTAATTGACCCGCGCCAATAGGTGCCCCCAGAACAGATTGATTGATCCACGCTGTTCTCTGAAGAGTGCCGTAATCCCACTGCTGAAGATATATGTTGTACTTAACGTAATGGCTGACTTCTCCGCCATTGCCTGTAGTTGGATAGAACCAAGAAATTTCACCAAACCTTGAGTTTGGAGCAATTCTAATTTTATCTAAGTTGTCTGTGTCTAAGTCTTGGAAGATAACATCCCATATCGGGCACATGATCGGCTCTGGGCCGCTTCCTGCCATTTTAAAAAACTGAGACTGGCTCATCCAATAAACAACACCATTCATTGATGTTGCCGCTTTTTGAGCAATAAGTCCGCAACCAGTGCCGATTTCGTTGAAACCATACACATCGGGATACCCAATGTACTGCATGGCCCAGACTGATAGATCGGTCCAAACAAGACCCTGTTGCGGACCTTGAATACAGCCTACGACCTTGGAGCCTTTTGGGATACGGAAAGAGCCAGCCTGATTTTCAACCAAGCTAACCCATTGGTTAAAGTTACCAACATCGCACCAGCGGATCAGAAGCGGGTCTTGTATGCCATCAAAAGTTGAGCCCCACGCTATGATTTGCCTTTGTGGCATACCAACAAACATTCCATTGTTTACTGGCGGGGCATTCGGAATTATCACCCCAATCGGGTTTCCTGCTGTTGGGGACCAAAAATAAATAGGACCATCAATCGGACACGCTAAGAGGATTTCACCCCAGTTGTCCAAGGTCCAGTCATCAGATGTTATCGGCGTTCCTGTGCCAGTCGGCTGAGGAAGACCAGTGCCATAACCACCAGCGCCATACCCAAGAATGCCGTATCCGGTCCCGGTCGCTGTTGGGCCAATTCCGTTAAAAAACATATACGACGCATTTCCGCCGTTTAAATATCCAGTTGTTGTAGATGTTGCTGTAGTTTTTGCAGTTATTGTAAATGTGTTCGTTGTTACGTTGGAGATTGTGTATTCCCCGGAGAAAACAATTCCGCCTACCGTTGTCGTAACAAGGACTGGAAAGAAGTTTCCATTGAAGTATCCGTGATTATTAAGCGTTACTGTTACGTTTGCGGAGCCGTTAGTGGTTGAAAACAATGGCACTGCGCCGCCATTCGTAACGGCAGTAGTCGCGTATTGAAGGTTTCCAAAAACATCTCGTGCGTATATCTGAAACTGATCTGCGCTAACGGCAAAGCATTGATACAGGCCGAACAGGATTAACCCACCGACTGAGATTTGAGTTTTAATCCAAACCACATCAAAGTTGTCTATGTTGCTGGCAACGTCAGTTATATTAACAACATATCCACTGACACCAGTCGTAGTTGTGCATGAAACGGCAACAACGCTATCCGTTGTCTGTGGAGTAATATCTACAGCAACTCGGTTACTTGTTGTCCCAATGGGTTCAAAAACCGTTAATTGCTCTTCGGACCCCGCAGCAAGGTACGTATCGGAACTAAGACCCTGCCAAGCGTGCAAAGCCCTAATTGGGGTCGGCAAAGAGTCTGGGACAAACCTTGTCCATCCACCAAGTTTTTGAACAAGAGCAAGCCCTTGCCTATCCGGTATAAACCGAATGAGGTTGGATTCAGAAATAGCGGCTTCATTGAGCGCCGGTGTTCTATTCTGATCTACGCCGGGGACAATTTTTAATGAAGCGTGCGGCATTTATGTTCCCCGAGTAGAAGTAGCCGCAAGAGCCGGAGACATAGAAGACCAAGCCCCGGACTGGAACTTCTTTCGAGCCTCTTCAATCATCGCACCAGACAGGAGCGTCTTGTATTGGCTCTCGTATGATTGAGCCATTGCAGGATCATCAGCCTGTCTACCAAAGTTGCGCTGGTATCCTGAAATATAGATCATGCTTGCCATGATGAACAAATCAGGAAGATAAAGGCTAATAAATGTAGTTGGGACAGATGTTGAAAGACTTTCGGGGCGTTGAGTCCCAACAACTTCAAGTGTGTATGTATTGTCAGGCCAAGGACCAACAATGAAAGAACTCTGATTAAACATTGCAAAATACTGCGGAATGGCAGCGCCGCTTATACTGGTATAAACGGTATTGAGAAATTCTTTTGTTGTCGGAACCAATGCTACTCTTGTGCTGGTTTCGGGATTAGACGCACCGGCTGGCAACAAAACATTTACTTCCTGTAGCGTGACAAATGTCCCAGCAGGAATTGTTGCGTTTCTGTTGCCCGCCGATAAAGAATACGCCGTGCTAGAAGTTGTTGTACTTAGAAAGTCTAGGTCACGACACATTCTGTTTTCGGCATAGGTGATTGTCTGCGGCAAGATCGCAAGGAAATTTGCATCCGTTTCTGCCACTACGGCTAAGGTTGCAATTTGGGTCTTATAGGTGGTGTAAGTAAGACCTGTGGTCACGATCAAGCCTCTCGGTTTTGCTTATGATACCACTTATTTAGCGTCGTGGCACCATGCCTCTCGTTTGGCATTATTTATCTTAATCTCGCCAATGGTTTGATCCGTGTCTTTCTTTGACCACGAAACATCCCGCCAGACGCCACAAACTTTGGTGTTCGTGTTCTCAGTCCCGACGATGCCCGTCAGACTCGCGCAGCCGTTCAGGATTAAGATCGACGGAATTAGCAGCGTCCAGCGCATCTTTTGTCCTTTCGATAATGTCAGCTTGAGCCGCTGCCTTCATATCTGCAACGGCATCAGCCCTGATTTTGATATAGACGCCAAAGAGGGCGACAAGAATGACGCCCCCTATGGCAATGTACCGCCCAAGCGGGGTAAACAGCAAGGCGATCATGCGCCGTCCTCGTCAAGCCAAAACAAATGCCGCTCGTCAAAAGGAAAATTGTTTTTTTTTCGTAGATTGTCTATTTTAGGAATTACCCTCAAGTTCCAAGGCACATGAAGGCCACGATAACCATCTCCTGCAAGGGGGTGTATATGGTCAACCTCGTGTAAAATTCCACTTTGCACAGATAGAGCCACAGCTATGTCGTACATTTCCTGCGTCATAGCTTTTTCAATGCAGGAAAGCCAAGGTGGAGTTGCTTGTATTCTTTTAGACCGCCGCAAGGAAACTTTGGCTATAAATTTTGCTCTATCTGCTTGGTAGTAAAATTTATTCTTTTGCGCAAAATAATTGGGGTTATTGTTTTTCCAACGTATTGCATTTGCTAGAAGTTTATTCTTGTTTTCCCCTCTGTACTCCTTGCACCGTAAATAATTATATTCTTTATTTTGCTTATAATGTTCTTTATTTAGCTTTCTTGCACACTCTATGCACCGGCCTTGCGCGCCATCCTTAGACGCGCGATTTTTATAAAAATCGGTCAGTTCTTTTTCCGACAAGCAAATATTACATTTTTTCATTATGCACCTTCTTCCAACAATCTTTGGCGGCGAAAATACCAAATTGCGCCTGCCGCAACCATAATGACAAGGCAAACAAGCGCCGTGCCGCTCATGGCAGACAGGATGTTGCCGCCTTCCTTCACGATTGGCATGACTTCCTGAACCACAGCAATCGCGCCCGCACCGCCCGCAATCACAGCGCCATTGGCCTCTTTGGACTGCATGATGCTCTTCTTGGGAACCGGCAAATCCGGCTCTGCACGGGCCTCGTCATTGCAGACCGGCTTCTCAGTCTCCAGACCGCGCCAGAGCTTTACCTCTGCTCTGCGACGGCGAACCAGACCCGGCAATTCCTTACCGCCGCCCTTGGTCCATTTCATGAACTCGGCAGGAACCTCGTCAAACTTCTCAGCGTTGACCTTCTTTAACAAGGTAGACTTTTGCAGAGCGCCAACACCAGCGTTGTAGGCAAAGTCCACTAGCGCATCAAACTGCCCCTGCGTCAGGCCGACCGTGACAAGTTTCCGTACACCGTCCTCATATTGCACCATATCGCGCTGGAGAATTTCTTCAGCGTTCTCTTTGCTGATGAGCATATCTGCGCTGACGATGGGGGCTCCTGCCGCCGACGTATGGCCGTAGCCAATGGTCCAAACCGCTGCCGGGCACTTGTATGCCTTCAACCTAAGACCCTCAAATTCTTTAACCAGCGCAAGGCCGTCTGCTGACATTCTCATTTCAGGGCTCCAATTTCAAAGGTTAGGTTAGCGTGATCGGGATAGTTTATTAGGACTTCGCCTTCAGGGCATTTGTACCGAATGTGCGCCAGCAGAGTAGCGCGACCGGGTGACACTTTTGACGGGTTTTCGAGGGTTATGGTGTAGCCAAACTTGTCAATCTTGTCCGTGGCAGGGCCAGAAAACTTGGCAATCGATGGATTTGCCTGATGGACGATGTACCGAGCGTCCCGCACTTCGAGATAAAACTGCTCAACAGAGCAGTCGTCCCGTATCTTTCTGCGGGCCGCAACAACAGCAAACTCACCATCTGCAGGGCCGTGGGTAATGCTGAAATGCTCCGCTGACCACTCAAGGATAGGTTTTTTGAAGAACCCAAGCTTATCTGTAGCCGTGTAGCCGCCACCGACCATAGCAAACAGGGCTGTAACAGCCCCAATCAGTTTAGTCGTCCGGTCTACATCAAGGCTCATTTGTCGGCCTTTCGGTCGCGAATGTCGTCTATCTTACGGAATATTTCATTTAATATCGCTTTAACTTCACGCATATCCTCGCGGAACTCGTCCTTAGCAAGGTAATTGCGTGGGAGGTCAGTCTCGATCTTGTGTAAATCAGAACGCAGTTCCTTAACCGCGTCCCAAAGTTGACGGCCAAACCAGCCAAGAGCCGATAGAAGAATGCCTGCCGCTACGTTAAATAGGGTCTGAAAATCCACGTCATGCCGCTTTCTCCCCCTCGTCGTCAACCGTGCCGGAATAATACTTCAAATTGCTCTGCAAGCGAAGATCATTTGGCTCCATAGATGCAGCTATTTCGCCCTGTTTGACCGCAATATCTCGCAGTCCAAGGTTATGAGCGGAAATAGCAGCCAGATCATGCAGGCCATACCCCCAAACGGTGGGGTCGCAAGTATAGACCAAAGCCTTATCCTTGATCTTCAACCCACGCATAGCCGAAGCAAAGCACTCCTCCCAACGATGTTGGCGGTACATAAGCATAGCAAGCTCATACCAAGGCTCACGGGTGTTAGGCGCCTCGCCAACGGCTTGGTAATACCACTTCTCAGCCTGCGCTGTGTCACCAGTCTCGGCGTATGACTTGCCCATAAGCCGCATGGCATAGCACCGCTCATTCTGATTGCTGGCGGCGTTCATACCCAGATAGGTGGTAAGAGCCTTCTTGGCCTCCTCCCAGCGCCGGTAAAACGTCAATTCGCGAGCGTAGTAAAAGAAATGCTGCGGGTCTTTGTCGTCCTCTTTGACGGCGACCTCCAGTATTTCCATGTACTGCCCACGGCTCTTGGTCGGATCAGGGTGGTGGCTGACAAGCAAGTGGCCGCACCAAGCCGTGACATGCTCGACACGCCCGTCAATCCGCAGATCTTCATGGCAGGGGTGATGCCAATGGTAGCCGTGGCGGCTGTGAATTTTGCGGTATGGGAACCGGATGTTGTGGCCCCAGTCAAAATAGTACCAAAGGTTCGTTGTCTTGCCCGGTATCCAGACAGCCTCAATCTTTTCTTTCCAGCCGGGTTCTAAAACCTCGTCCAAATCCAAACTGATACAGATGTCAAAATTCCGGGGAATAAGAGCAAGAGCAGCATTGCGAGCGAGATCAAAACGCCAAGGGCTGATGTAAATATCGTGGACAACCGCCCCGCATTCGAAAGCAAGGTCAGCCGTTCTGTCAGTGCTTCCAGTATCCGCAATAAGGATATAATCAGCATTCTTAGCGGAGTTGCAGAACCGTTCAACGAACTGCTCCTCGTTCTTGCTAACCGCGTACACACAATAGCTCAAGGCGATCTTGTGCTTGGAGTAAACGTATACCCCTATTTCGTTATCGACAATGGACCAAGTTGGTGCGCCGAAAGTCTCCTTAACCTCGGCATCAGACCAGTTGTCGGTGACATGACGCTCATACGGGTTGCCCTCGTATTCGTCTTGCGGATAATGGCCGATTGGTATGCTGACAATGACCGTATCCGCCCAGACTTTTGCCTTTTCAAGGAGGGCCGTTGCCTCGGCTGCCGTCATATGCTCAAGGACATCCCCAAGGAAGCATACGTCGAAATGCTCATCTGTTGAGAACTCGCGGGCGTCCTGAAGGATTAGGTTGGGATATAGAGCCTGTAGAGCGTATTCCTCAATATAAGGCTCCCAAACCTCGACGCCGGTAAAGGCTAACTTTGGGAATAGCTTTGCGTAGGTGCCTTCACCACAGCCAATGTCCAGAGCAGTCTTTGGCTCTGGAATTTTTGACATAACCCATTTGATGCTGGCTTTACCAGAATTTGAACTTGATGGCATGATACCCCCCTCGGTATGCGGTATTTATATAGTCGTTACATAAGATGTCAAAGTAGATGTTGCGCTAGTTAGCGACGTAGCCCCATCGGTCAAAGTCGATGTTGATGACGCTAAAAACGACTGCGCGTCGGTAAGAGAAGCAAAGTCTTCTGTAAGCGTTGTGGCCGCGTAAGTGTAAGAGTTGCCACCCACCGTATACGTCCCCGTCAAAGACCCATCTCCGGGGAGTTTTGCAAACAAGAAATCAGCGTTATCCGTAACACCGCAAACATAGATGTTGTCGGAACTGTCTACTTTTATGCCAAAGGCTGCGTCGCTTGCTGTGCTGCCCAACCTTCTTTGCCACGCAATTACTCCCGCAGCACTGTATTTGGCAATTAAAAAGTCATTTGTCCCACTGGTGTTAGTCTGACCGCAAACATAAACATTTGCCGGGGTAGAACCATCCACAGCCACCGAGTTACCAAACTCAATGCCAGCATCGCCAAGCTTGCGTTGCCATTGGAAGGCTCCAGCCGAGTTGTACTTTGCCAATAGCAAGTTGTAGCTGCCCCCGGCATTTGACGAGCCTAAGATATAAACATCACCAGACGCATCCAGAGCAACCGCCTGTCCAAAGTCTTCTATACCCGATGCGCCTAGAGACCTTTGCCAAGAAAGAACCCCAGCGGATGAATACTTCGCTATTTGAAATTCGTAATTTGGGCCGGGAAGAGTATATCCGCAAACAAAAACGTTGCCCGAGCTATCAACGGCCACACCATTGGACGCCGCATCTGATCCACCATTTAGGCGCTGCTTCCACGCCAAAGTTCCAGACGTATCGTACTTTGCTAATTGCAGATATCCTACGCCACCAGAGCTGCTATAGCCGGAAACGTATACATTGCCGGAGCTGTCTACCGTAGCATCAAGCCCAGAACCAGTCTCACCCGAAAGAGAACGTTGCCAGCTAAGAGTGCCATCAGTCGTGTATTTTGCTATTTGGAAAACACCGCCAGCCGCCCCAGTAATATAAGCGTTGCCCGAAGAGTCTACGGCGACGCCCGAACCGGACTCATCTGCCCCGGCGGTCCCCAAATTTCTCTGCCACGCAAGCGTTCCAGAAGAACTGTATTTTGCTAATTGAATTTCGACAGTGCCGCCGATAACGGAACCTCCGCATAAATAGACACTGCCCGCTGGGTCTATTGCCACAGCCCGGCTCCCAACGCTCGAACTGCCGAGAAGCCTGCCGATCCAATAGGACGGGCCCGTTGTCGCAGAGAAAAGCCCCAGCCCACGAACGGTCATAGCTCCAAAAGATGCGACAATCGGCATAGCAAACCCCTTACGCGCTGAATGCCGTCTTTGACGCAAAGACAGTAAATGCAGCGTTTCCTGTCTTCACGATATTGTAGACATAGGCGTCAATCGAACTAGCCGTACCAGCAACAGGAGCCGCCCCGCCCTGCCATTTGGGGGTGACAGAAGCTCCGTCAACCTGAACAGCAGAGTTGTAATAAGCCGTAGCCCCCTGCGTCACGATGAAGGCAACGGTCACACTCTGGCCGGTAGTCATGAAAGTGTTCATAGACACCGTAGAGCTGCCCCTGAAGTTGACAGTCCAGTTCGCGCTTGCATTTGACGTGTAGTAGACCTGAGACTGAGTTATGCAGTCGTAGGGGATCGTGCCCGTAGCTGCCGTAGCAGCTATGGTAATTGTCTCCCCAAGGTTGGGGACGTTCATTACTGGGCGGTCAACCGTCCCGGCATAATCAGCAAGGATTGATAGGTTGCGCGGGATTGTCATGATTAAGCTCCGGGTTCAACAGGCCATATCACGTTCCACGGGAACCCATTCTGGCTAGGTACGTCACGCAATCCTTGCCGATAAGTAGCCCATAGGGCTTTGTCTACTATGCTGTCGGCAAGCTGCGTCCAGTCGCATCGAGACAACCTGTAGTTGCGGTCAGATCGAATTTGTTGCGCTTGCCCTTCTTCCCGACTGATTATCTCATCAGCCGTCATGTCTCTCACCCGCCAGACTTGTGTCCAGCGGGTTGCCGTATCATCGAACACCGGCTTCTCTTCTATAAGAACCTGCGTGTCGCTTGTTTGGGGCTGAGTAGAAAAGAATACGCGATGCACACCAAAATACGCCAGCAACTCATCGCTGGGGTTTTCTGGAAAGCTGCAATTTGGGTTATCTAACCGTAACTGAGCGGCAGCATATGGGTACTGCTCAATCGCCCCGTCTTTTATGAGAACGTGCATCGTTACCCTACCTGTTTCTGCATAACAGAAAGCATGATCTTAGCTTTTTTTTGTTCAAGTTTCTCGGAAGCCAAGAGAGACGTAAGCTGTTCGACGAACGCAGAAAGTTCGGCCCGTTCCGAAGCTGGGAGAAGGATGATTTCTTCTAATGCCAGCGTATAATTGTCAATATTGATCTGATAGTGCATAATTTCTTGCACTCTTGCATCAAGAGCGCCAGAGATGATTTCTTCGCGTGTTTTTGCTACTTCTGTGTTTGACATAGTGCCCTCCTAGTTAATTTGTCCAAATGCTACGCCGTTTCCGATCCCGGTTGGCAATGTAGCAGGGTTCGCAAACTTTGTCCCAAACCCCGACCCGGACCAAGGATAAACAGAGATAAAGGGGGTTTGAGTAAAAGAAACGGCTATGACGGAATTATCTGGGAAAAATTCTACACCGCTTCCGTAGCCTCCTGCCGGTAATGAAGCGGGGTTAGTGTATTTTGAACCAAACCCCGACCCAGACCAAGAGTAAACAGAAATAAAGGGGGTGCCGTTATGGGCTACGGCTATGTTGCTCCCATTAACATCAAAAGCAACGCCATATCCGCTGCCTGCCGGAAGGGGGGAGGGGTTAGTGTATTTTGTGCCAAACCCAGACCCCGACCAAGGATATACCGAAATAAAAGGAGTGGTTTCGTGAGCAACAGCTATTGTTGCGCCATCAGGCGAAAAGGTTACGCCATTGGGGAAGCCTGTTGGTAGAACAGAAGGGTCAGCGTACTGTGTGCCAAACCCCGAACCAGACCAAGGGTAGGCCGAAATACGAGGAGAAGTGCTGTGAGCCACAGCTATTGTGGCGCCATTTGGGGAAAAAGTTACATCTCTGGCGCCGCCTGCTGGAACGGTAGAAGGATTAGCGTACTTTGTACCAAACCCAGAAGCAGACCAAGGGTAAACGGAAACACTGGGGAGATTATCATGAGCAACAGCTATTGTTGCGCCATCAGGGCTAAATGCTGGACCTATTCCGGTGCCTGTAGGAAGCGTTGCCGGATTAGTAAATTTCGTCCCAAAACCACTAGAACTCCAAAAGTAAACAGAAATATACGGGCTTGCCGCATGGGCCACTGCTATGGCGTTTCCGCTAGGAGAAAAGTCCACGCCTCTTCCTGTGCCTGTTGGGAGAGTTGATGGGTCAGTATACTTTGTTCCAAAACCAGAAGCAGACCAAGGATAGGCGGTGATATACGGCGAAGTAGTGTGAGCAACCGCAATAGAGTATATGGGCTCGGGCGTACCGCCTACCGTACTCCACGCTACGCCAAATGCAGTAGACGTACTAGATATTGGGATAGCGAATGTTGGATTGGCATACTTTGTTCCAAAGCCGGAAGCCGACCAAGGATAGGCGGTGACAAAGGGCGGGTTAGAATGAGTTACGGCTATTGCCGAGCTATCGGATGAAAAAGCAACCCCGTAGGACGTGCTGGTCGGCAATGACGCAGGATTGGCATACTTTGTTCCAAAGCCTGAGCCGGACCAAGGATAGACATTTACAAACGGAGTTAAACCATTCGCGATTGCTATAGTATCCCCAGCGGGGTTAAAGGCTACCCCGTTACCGTTACCATTTGGAACTGGAGACGGATTAGCAAACTTTGTCCCAAACCCGGAACCCGACCAAGGATACACAGTAACATTTGGGCTACTAAAATGACCAAAAGCTACACTTCCTCCAGTGGGGTTAAAGGCGACGCTTAATACGCCAGAGGGGGGAAGTGTTAGGGGGTCTGCAAATTTTGTCCCAAATCCCGATCCAGACCAAGCATAGGCAAAAATAAAAGGCGTGGAGCTGCAAGTTACTGTTATTGCGGCGCTATCCGAACTAAATGCTATAGCATTTCCAGTATTTGCAGGCAAAATTGCTGGGTTGGCAAATTTTGTTCCAAAACCAGAGCTTGACCAAGGATAGGCGGCGACAAAGGGCGACCCACCGTGACCTACAGCTATAGCAGCGCCGTCTGGCGAAAAAGCAACGCCATTACAGGTAGAAAACGGGAGTGTTGCCGGGTTAGTATATTTAGTTCCAAAACCGGAAGCCGACCAAGGATAAGCGGTGACATAAGGCGTACTTCCGGAATTAGCTACTGCTACAGCATCGTTAGAGGGGCTGAACGCAACGGCCTTGGCGCCCCCCGGCGTAACCGTTGTGGGACTTCTGTAGACTCCCCCAAACCCACTTGGCCCCCACGCATATGCTAAAATTCCGGGGGCTTCAGACATTGCAATGGCAATGGATTTTGAGGGGAGGGCTACTGACCCTTTGGGAGTGGCTGCTCTTAGCCCGTGAGATATAATCATTACGCAACATTCCCAACGAGCGCGCCGTAGATGGTAGTGCTAACCTTCCAGAGTTCTACAACCGTGTAACCAGTTGTTGCAAGAGTTGGAGCAGTTCCGCCTACCCACACGACACCCATTGTTGTCCACGTAACAGCGTAGGCTGTTCCGTCATTAATCATGAGCGTAATGCCCTGACTTGCCGTCCAAGCCGTCGGCAGAACAGGAGTTCGGCTGGCCGTCAATGTCCATAATTGAACCGACCCATTGCTGGGGCTAATATCGACAGACGCTCCATCAGTTATGGTAAACACGTCCTCTACGATGGTTCCCGTAATTACCGGATCAGTTAACGAAGGCGTAGACCCAGTGGGGCCGGTTGGGCCAGCCGTACCTGCTGTGCCGGTTGGGCCAGTAGGACCAGAACCCGTAGGACCAGTTGGGCCTGCTACAGTAGAAGCATCACCTGTCGGACCAGTAGGGCCGTTTGTCCCGGCTGTTCCAGTTGGGCCTGTGGGCCCAGCAACAGTAGAAGCATCACCTGTTGGGCCAGTGGGTCCACTCACCCCAGTTGGACCAGTCGGCCCAGAACCAGTGGGACCAGTTGGACCAGCTCCGGTAGGACCAGTCGGGCCAACAGCTACAGCCACTGTGTTAAAGGCTACAATCTCAACGATGTCCCCTGCACTGGCTGCTAGGGCCAGAACAATAGTCGTTCCAGTGGTCGCTGTGTAATCGGTCCCGTTTAGGAGGACGCCGTTCAAAAAGACTTCAACATAAGGCGGTGTGTACGCGACGGTGAATGACGTTTGCCCGCCAGTAGCCGTAAAGCTCGTGCGAACGTATGTGGCATCTACAGACGCGCCAGTCGGCCCGGCAGAGCCAGTCGGACCGGTCGGGCCGTTAGCTCCGGTGGGACCAGCAACGGTAGATGATGCTCCGGTCGCGCCAGTCGGACCTGTCGGGCCAATGATATTGGCGTTGAGGCTTGTCTGCACATAAGAAAGGGTGTTGTCGCGGTACTCGGTTGTGAACGTGTGAGTGCCTGCCGCAGATTGAGCGTATATCGTTACTCTGATGCGGCTGGCTGTGCTTGCAAACGAATGGGGCGACACGAATATGGAGTATTCAAACAACGAAGGCAGATTTATATCAACTACAGTTCCAGACGCATATGACCCTGTAACAAGGTTTTGAAGGACGGTTGTCCCGTTTGAAGCCATCTCGTCAATGTTAACCCAAAAACGAGACTCCCCTGTTCCTGACCTTCCGGCATAAAGGAACGTATTCCAGAAGCCGCCAATAAACGAGGCGATGCCCGGATACCCAACTTCGGTTGTAAAGGCGCCAATAGAAGTTGGAGTTGTGCTGTTTATCGAAGTCGTGCCAGTCGTAGTAACGTCAAGGTTTGGCACTGGCACCAAAGAACCTGTTATCGGGCTGGCACCGCCAACCGTATCAATATACAGCAACAAGCCAGACGATATGCCGTTTGCTCCAGCGGCACCGGTCGGACCTGTGGGACCAGCGACGGTTGAAGAGGCACCCGTTGCCCCCGTAGGACCAGTCGGGCCAGTATCTCCTTGAACTCCGGTAGGGCCAGTGGGGCCAACAGACCCAGTGTCGCCAGTTGGGCCAGTCGGGCCAACAGACCCAGTAGGCCCGGTCGGTCCCGCTACGGTTGATGTTGCTCCGGTCGGGCCAGTCGGGCCATTGCTGCCGGTAGGACCGGTCGGACCGTCTAACGATCCGTTATCAACCCACGTTGCGCCATTCCAAGCCCAAAGGCTTTGTGTGTCGAGGGTGATGTAGGCGTCTCCAACCGCCCCGCCATAAGATGATGGGTACCCCGGAAGCGCAGATGCCGTAGCAACTGAGCCCTTATAGGTTATCCCCGAGCCAACAGGACCGGTCGGCCCCGTTGGACCAGATGGGCCAGCAACCGATGAGGAAGCTCCGGTAGCGCCGGTAGGACCAAAATCTCCCGTAGGACCGGTTGGGCCTGTCGGGCCAGCGACGGTACTTGCAGCGCCGGTAGGACCAGTAGGACCAGTATCACCTTGAATGCCAGTGGGGCCAGTGGGGCCAGAAGCTCCAATGTCACCAGTTGGGCCCGTGGGCCCGGTGTCTCCTTGGATGCCGGTCGGGCCTGTCGGCCCAGCAA